TAAAACTTGCCGACATAAATTTAACTCCCTTTGCTGAAGTCTTTAACCATAACGCTACTTCCATATCCTTGCCGTTTACGTTTACTTTACCTTTGTAGTCTGGGTGGTTTTCCGCTTTTTTGTTGTCGTTCTTAAAAATTGCACCTGTGTTATTTCTTGTTTCCATTTTTATTTATTTAAATTGTTTGTATTCGTGTTTTAATCGCTCCAAGTATAGAACAAAGTCCATTGCTTCTTCTTGTGCGTGTGTGAGCCATTCTAACGTGCTTAAATCCGTTCGTTCTAACGTTGTCTTGTATTTCTTTATTCCAGCTTCTGAACGTTCTTTAAATCGTGCCATTACGCTTAAAACGTTTTTGTCTTGTATTTGTATGTTCATAGTTTAAAATTTACCGCGTCCTGTGAATATTTGACATTTTATTACTTCTTTGTTTATAAAACAAATGTAGTTCCATAGTTTTTTAATTCGTGTTTTCATAGTTTTCTATTTCTTGTTTGACTTCTTCCCAAAATTCAATATGATTATCAAAATGTTCTTCTGACATATCAAAGCAATCAACATCTAATATCTCATCAACTACTATTAATGCAAATTTTTTGGCTAAATAATGGTTAACACCAAAGTAAACCGATTCTACTTCTACTCCGTAACATTTATCTAAAATGTCTTCGGCTTTTTCTTTTGGTGTCATAGCTTCTCTATTTCTTGTTTAACTTCATTCCAATACTGTTTAAATGGATTCGGCAACATAACATTATTCATTTCTAAAATAATCTCATCAACTGCTATTAATGCACATTGTTTGCTCCAATAATTTCTTTTTTCAATATTAGATTGGAATAAACAATACCAATAACTATCGTATAAATCTTTTGCCTTTTCTTGTGGTGTCATATCAACCAAGTTATTAATCTTGTAAACCCTACTATTGCAAAGGTGTAAACTAAAATTGTAATAATTGTTGCTATTGTTTTCTCTTTCATATTGTTTCAATTAAACTGTTAAAATAAATTCTTGCTTCTTCAACCTTGTTTTGTATTTCCCAAATTACTGTTTCGTCACGTTCTATTTTAAAGACTTTTACTTTTGTTTGTTCTGGCAAATGGTCAAAGTTATGTTTCTTTTCTACATATTCTCGTATTTCTGCGTCTTCGTCAATTTTAAAATGTTTCCAGTGTTCCCTGCGTATTTCGTCTTCAACTATTTCTATTGGTGTATTCACTAAACAATAACATAACAACGCTTCGGTTTTATTCGTAAGCCAAAGGTAACCCATCAATTGATAGTAGTAATCCTTTGTAGGTATTTCGTCTTCAAAGAACGGAAACGTGTGTGCTTCGTAACTGCATTTAATGTCTAATAAAATTTCATTCGTGTTTACGTCGGGTGTTCCTGTAATCCAATCGTTGTTAAAATGTTCTTCGTTCTTAAATATAAACCCTAAACCCAAAACATCGTTTACTAAACTTATTGCTTCGTCTTCGCATTGTAAACCTTTGTCGGTGTAACGTGAACTAAACTCTTTTTTAATTCCGTATTTTTCTTCTAAAACAAGTTCTTGGATGTAACTCTTTGCTGTTTTGCTTAATGTTTCGGTTTTGGTGCGTGGAGCGGTCATTAACCGCCCCAATGCTGAACAACGTATTTTCATACTTCTAACGTTTTTAATTGTGCAGGTGTTAAACTAAACTTTGTTGTTAGTTCTTCAACTGTATATTCTCCTTTGCTAATTGCGTCAATAGCTTTTTGAAAACGTGCGTTGTCTATTGTAGATTTTTTTGGTTCGTGTTTTACTTGTTCTCCAGAAGCGTCCAAATCTTTTTCCGAAACAATACCCAAAATTGAACTCAAACAGTAACGACGAAAGTAGGTTGTTCCACTTCCGAAACTTTGGTATAAATTCATTTGTTTTAATTCAATTTGTGGAATTAAAGTATTGCTTTCTAAACTTTCACCGCTTTCAACGTGAAATAAAATAGTAGCTAAATAGTTTTCGCCATCCTTTGAATTAAGTAATTGTGTAAACCCTAAACCGTGTTTTTTTAGTAACGGGTTAATCACTTCAAAGATTTTCGGCAAGTCTGCGTAAGTGTAGCCGTAACCTTGTGTTGCTTTGTGAATAACTGGAACTTCTTGTTGGAACGCTGCTAAACTTTTAAATAAATGTTTCATAGTTAAATAATTTAAATTAATAATATATGCAAATATAAATAAAGTTATTTAATAAACAACTATTTTTAATAAATATTTTCAAAAAAAATTGTTATTGGTAGTAAAATACCTTTGCTTGTGTTATTGTCACCGCCTAAAACATCGCGGTTTGTTCCTATCCATTTACGGCAGTGTTCTTTTAATTTGTCCGTTTTTATAATTACGCAGTGAACATCGCTAAACCAAAAACAATAATAGTCGGCTTCGCTTGTTGCTATTCCTGAAGGTTTGCCCCTACTTTCATATTCTACAAAAACGTTTTTAGTTTCTAAACATCGGAAGTCTCGTTTAACTTCTACTTTTTTTTGCAGTAAGTTTCCAAGTTCTTTTTCATATACTTGACCTACTTCTAAATCGTGTTTAAAGTCGTTGTTGTAATTCATTTTAGTTTTTGTTTATTCCTTGTGTCCACCTTCCTAATTTTACTGAATGTAAACAATTTTCACTTTGAGTACACCATTCCAAATTTTTAATTGAATTATCTTTTTTATTACAATTAATATGATTAATAACTTTTTTATTATTTGGATTAGGAATAAATGCTTCTGCTATAATTCTATGAAGCATAACTCTTTTAGAAACTCCTTTATTTGATAATTTTATTCTTAAATATCCTTTACCATTATCAAGTGGTTTAAGATAATAATCACCTTGATATTTAAAGTTGCATAAATGATTTTTACCAACTCTTTTAATTCTTCCTAAATTAGATACTTGATAAATTTCTTCATATCCAATAACATTTTTCCAAACTTCCATAAATAAAAAAACCTTAACGCTTTCGAGGTTACGGGCTCTACTTACGCTAAGGATTTAAAATGTTTTTAAATGTAGCCGTAACTCTACAATACAAAAATAATTATTTATTTAACTCATTAATCTTTTCTTTATATTGTTTTATTAACAATTTTAATTCGTCTTTACTCCATTTTTTTTCTCTATTTCCAAATTCTTCTAACCATTCTACTTTTTCAATTCCTATTTTTACTATTAATCTTTTTCTATATTGTATTAAATTACCTGATAACATAACGTTGCATTTATAACAAGATACCCAAACATTATTTTCGTTAAATCTAACTGCTGAATGTCCTCCTGAACTTAAATAGTGTGATGCGTGTTTTACTCCTATAATCGGTTTGTTACAGGATATACAATTTAGTCCAGCGTCACGAACACGAATAAATTTGTTGAACACCTGTTGCGCAATTTTTAAATAATCGTTTGCGGTTTTTAAATTTTCGACTAACTTCTTTTTCTTCTTGTTCCATTCCTTTAACTTTTGTGTTTCAACCATTGCTTTTATACATTCGTTTTTTAAACAAAACTTTTGTAGTGTGCTGAACGGTGCAAATTCTTCTTTGCAATTAAAACATTTTTTAGTTCGTGTTTTCAAAGTTCCAAGTTGTTTAATTTAATTAAAATAAAGTTTGTTGGTTTAAATATGGTTGTAATCTTTTGTTAGCATATTCAACTTGCGCTTTACTTAATTCACTTCCTATAAAGTTAAATTTATCAATTACACAAGCTTTTGCTGTTGTTCCTGTACCCATAAACGGGTCGTATATAATATAGTTTTCTTTTGCATAAATATTTAATAATTTTCTTGCAAATTTTGTGCTAAAAGTTGCTTTATTTAAGTCGTTGCTTTCATCATTATTTGGCGCTTCAATATAATTATTTATAGATTCGTAAAATTTAACATTTTTATTTTCACTTACTATTTTTTTATTTGAATTAAAAGTATATAACTCATCTTTTCTACAAAAAACATACACAAATTCGCAAATTCTTGTTAGTCTATTTTTGGACGGACTGTTTGGCATCGCTGTTGTTTTTTTCCATATAATTATATCAGCTAAAGAAAAATTACTTTTTTCAATAATATTTGAAATAGTTAAAGACATTAAATTTGGGTTTTCTGTTCCATAACTCATATTATAAATAATAACTCCGTCTTTTTTTAATACTCTATTAAATTCATTAAATATATCTAAAGTCCAATTTATATACTCAATATCAGTTTTATTGTCTTCATAATAGTCATAACCCCTATCTTTTGCTTTCGTATTAAATATATTATAAGGCGGACTTGTTAAAACGCAATCTATAAAATTATTTTGCATTTTTTCCATTGTTTCTAAATTGCTTTCACAATAAATTTTATTTAATTCTAATTTATTCATAAGTTCCTGTTATTTTATTTCTTGCTTCATTGCTTTTTTTTACGTTTGTGTAATCTTTTAATATATGTGTTTGTCCAACTATTTTAAATGAATGTATTTTAATAATATTCATTTTCTTGTAAACTTGTGCGCCTTCAGTAAAAACAGCATTTTTAACAATAACTTTTTTTTTGCCGTCATAAACTTCTAAATCGCCAAATAAAATGTTTATTCTCATAATTCTGCGTTGTTAAATTCTATTTGTCTTTTAAGGTTTTGAATTTCTTGTTTTTGTTCTAAATTTAACCGCTCTAAATTAAAGTTTGTTTGCCTTGCAACTCTAAATTCTTTTTCTAACGTTTGGTAAACAACCATTGCTTTTTTTATTTCGTACAAACTTTGCTCCATTGAACTTATTAAATCTGTTCGGTTAGGATGTTTCGTTTTTATGTCTTCAATGCTTACTTGTAATTTTAAACAAGTGTGGTTTAAGTTTATTCTGCTACTTAATAATTCAAGTTCCATTTTTTTATTTTTTAAATTGTTTGTTTACAAGCAAAAGTTTTTTCATATACATTTGGCGCTGGATTTGATTGTTCAAAATAACACAATTTTTCTTTATCAAACCAAATTTCAATCATTCCAATATTTCCGTTTGAACGTGGTTTAATTTTATTAAAGTGTAATTCAGCTAAATTAAATGTAGGGTCTTGCCTGTGTACTGTTATCATACATTTACCACTATTGAACCATTCGCTTCCACCTTTTAAATCGTAAGGAACAGGAGCGTTTCTTTTTCCGTTTTCTTTTTCAGTTAGTTTAGGGTGTATAATTGTATGCAAATGTAAATCGTTGTCTTCTGCAATTTGGTTTCTATATGGCAAAACATATTCTAAATATTGTGCATAGCCACCGTAATCGTTATAAGGGTGGTTTAAGTCTTTCCAACTATCAATTGAAGCTGTGTGTAGTTCATCGTGTTTTTTTAGTTCAACAGCCATATCCCAAAATTGTATTGGTGTAAGTTTTGCCTTAACATCTTTTTTAGTCAATACTTTAAAATGTTCTAAAACCCAATCAATAGCTTGTGTTATTTCTTTGTCTTCAATAGTGTTCCGGTCTAATGGGTTGAAACTCTTGCCTGTTTTCTTATGTATTAAATCAGCAATTATTTCTACATTAGAACCAACATCAGGGAAATAAACTAAATGCTTCCAACCATAAAATTTAGAAGTATTCATTAAACATTCCATTAATACTTGCGTTTTACCGCTCATAGGAAAACCTGTCCAATCCGTACAATTTCCTAAACTCATAGAATAATGTTCGTGTAAACTTTTAAATCCTAAATATTTGCCTTTATTATTGTAATTGTCTCTATACTTGAATAGTTGAGTAATTACATCTCCTGCTTCTGTAATTTTATATCCATTTAACTCCACGGTGCTTTCCATTTTTTAGGTTCGTTAACTTCTTGTATTTCTATTGGTTTTTCCCAAGTCCTTACACAAGCCTTCCAATCTATCATTTTATTTTTACCAACCATCCAACCTTTAGAAGAATAAAAATTTAAAAATTTGTTTACATCAACTCCGTTTTTTCGTTGTGTACAATATTCAAGTATTTCATTAAAAGTAGGTTCTATAAATATACTTCTTTCATTCTTTTCATTCTTAACATTCTTGTTAGTGTTCGTTTGCTTTATCGTTTGGTGTTCGTTTGCGTTATCGTTTGCTTGGTACTCTTTATATTTAACTATTGATATTAAAGTAGTTACATTGCTTTTTTGCCTT